CCAACAGTGTCAACACCAGTAGTCTTCTCAATCCATTTTAGAAGATTATCAGTACCACCTCTATAACCACTAGAATCTGCTTTGTAAAGATAAGTACCTTTAGTTCTTCTGTCGTGGAAGAATTGTGAAGTACCATATCTCATTCCATCGATACTGAAACTATCACCATCGGTAAGAGTCACAAATTGTAGTTTGTCAATTCCATAGTTGTGTTTGAACTCTGCAATGTAATCTCTGATAATCAGAAGGGACTCATCGAGAGGAGTACCACCTAGACCATAGTTGTATGCATATCCATAACCTGCCTCAAATCTATCACCTGCTTTACCATAGTATCTACCACCACACATTGATTCAAGGTTTGCATTCATAGAGACTGCAGCTTCGAAGAAATCTTTTTTGTTCATTTTGTCAGTGAACAATTCAAGAAGTTTGAAACCTGGCTTGATTTGGAAACCACTTGTAGTTCTGTAATCTTCTCTCTCTGCCTCAGTGTATCCTCTCCATGCATCAGTAAATGCATACACTCTGTGAGGAATACCAACTCTTCTACAGAACATTGCAAGGACAATTGATTGTTCGTAAGTTTCTCTGATTGCATCGTACATAGACCCAGACCAGTCAACCAACATAATCACACCATGGTTTTTACCATTTGGAACGATAGTTGCTCTTTTGAAAATATCATCTTTGAGTAAGTACTGGTGGATTTTTGACATATCAATTTCACCAGTTTTTGCAGACATTGATTTTTTGTATGCATCTGCAGCTTTTCTCATATCAAATTCTTTTGCCATGTAGTTAATGACATTCTTGTTGTGGTCAAAGAACTTCTGAGTATACTCTCTAGAATTTGCAAGAGTATCAGTACTATGAGGATACTCTTCCAAAGAACTTTGGAATTCTTTGTTGATATCGTTGATTATTTGTTTGTAAGGAATAGTACAATCACTTACTTTGTGTTCTTTAGAATTGAACTCCATGTAAGAAGGTTCTCTATCCCACTCATCCATATCTTTGTGAAGTTTGTCTTCGTTATTTCTGAAATTCTTATCAGTGACAGACTCATTTGCAGTAGGTTCTACATCACCACTTTGTCCACCTTCTTCACCTAACTCACCACCATTTAGGTTTTGAGATTTAGGAACTTCGATATCACCTTCACCAGTGGTTTCTTCATCACCTTCTTCACCATCTTCATCTGAATCTGAACCCTCTGCACCTTTTGTACCATCTTCTGATTCTTCCTCAGACTCTTCTTCTGATTCCATACCACCACCAATTGAATCCTCTGCATCACCTTCTTCTTCTGATTCATCGAAGTCTTGAGGAATTGCATCCCCATCACCTTCTGAGGTTTCAACAGACATTGCATTAGTATCAGTTTGTTGTTGTAATTCTTCTAACTTAGATAACTCATAAAGATAGTCTGCCATCTTGACAACTTTCTCCCAAGTATCCATTTTAGTATCCATTAGATTGACAAGTTTTTGTTCTTCTTTAGAAAAGTCAACCATGATTTTATGACCAATCTTGAAGTAAAGATTGATTCTGTCAATAAATGCAAGTTTGTTTACATCGTAATCTTTGACTCCAAAGAAGTCTAAGTCATTGTGTAATTCACCATATGCATCATAGAAAATCTTTCTAAGACCTGCGTATTTGGATTTGATGTGTTTTTCGATTCTGATATCTTCTAAGACATTGAGATATCCTTTGTAGGTTGCACCCTTCTCACATACTGCATCATGCCATCCATCTGCTGGAGTAATAAGTGCATGACCAACCTCATGACCCATGAATAAGTCATATAGTTGATTAGACATATCTTCCTTAAGAATAGGACAAACTAACTTCCTATTCTTTGGTTCAAAGTATGCAGTAGGGACTTTTTTGTGTTCTATAACTAAATCCTCAGTTGCAAGTAACCTTGCAAGTGAGTCTTTTCTTGTTCTAAGTATTTCTGTATTCGACCTCATGTAAGTATTATATAAAAAAGTGTACCTATAAGTCAATGGCGGTCTGTAGGAGAATCGAACTCCTCTCTCTGCCGTGACAAGGCAGTATTCTCACCGATGAACTAACAGACCCATCAATTGGTGTTCCCAGTAGGACTCGAACCTACAACCCTCGGTTTAGAAGACCGATGCTCTCTCCAGTTGAGCTATGAGAACAAATTAGATGTGTAGTATATAGGAATATGTACCTATGTGTCTACTTTTTTTCGATATTAAAGTTATTTGCCCACCATTCTCGTACTGGTTCAGAATCTATTCCTACATTGACTGAATCTGGATTAGGATTTGCAATTAAATCTCTCCATCCACCAGCCTTATTAGTACCTTGCGTACCATGAGATTGTAGTTCCATTTCTTCTGCTTGAGTTGTATACCATATTGGTGCAGTATATCTGTCTTCTCCAGTTCCATCGACATTAGCAGGATGAACACCATGAAAGTGTTTCATACTCTGGAAGATTACACATCTACCAGTTTTAGGACTTACAGATTGTCCATCTTCAAAATATGTTTCACCACCTTCAAAGTCTTCATTAAGATATAAGATAGATGCATAATCAGTATATGGTACTACATTGATTACTTGTTCTTCGTCTTCTAAAAATTCTAGTGGAGTTCCCTTTCTAGCTTCTAATGGGATTTCATATAATGGTTTTGCCATGACATCAATGTGCATGTCTTGTCCTTTTCCAGATGGCCACCACATAAGTTCTGATTGTTCTGGATATGCCCTTTCACCATAGACTTTCCAGATTTCTGATATTGCTTTGTATTGATACTCTGCAATGATTCTTTTGATTTCGAGATTGCGTATGTTTACAAATGGTATTCTTCTACCATTATATTGCTCAGCTGCATCGTCAAATGTTACTAAATTGAAATTTGCGTTATGATACTTTATCAGTTTCCGACACTGTTCCTTCGTCAGGCAGTTCTCGATTACTGTTACGATGTTCTCTGGCAATTTGTATAAACTGTTCTCTAAATCGTGCATATTGTTTTTCTCTTTTCTGTTTCTTCTTTACTGCTCTATCATACTTTAATCTAGATAGATGGTCTGTAAACAGAATACCTTGTAAGTGGTCATACTCATGTTGAAAACATCTACATGTCATACCACTAAACTCTAACTCTTTTAATTCACCATGTTCATCTTGCCACCTTGCACGAATCCAACTGGGTCTTGATATAGATGCAAAGATTCCTTCACAGCCAGGTGTAAGACATCCTTCTTCTATAAGTACTTTATCTTCTGATACTTCTAAAATTTCTGGATTTGCAATAAACATAGATTGTTCTTTGTTTTGACCCTTCATAACAAATACTGAACAATCATAACCAATCTGATTTGCAGATAAACCTATACCACCATTATCAAACATTTCATCCATCATTTCATTTCTTAATTCTATAGGGTCAATAATAGGATTTTCAAAATCAAAAAATTTAGTTTTAGTTCTAATTAGTGGATGGTCTTTGTGTAATAGTTTAGTCATGTCTCTCTGGTAGTGTTATTGTTTGGTCTACATATTGATACCATCCAGTGACGATATACTTCTCATTACTGATTGGTGGGTTTCCTCTATGGATATGTGTAAAAGATGCAGGCCAAATAAGTAAATCTCCTCTCTTAGGTTTGAATCTTTTACTTTGATGAAGAAACTCTAGTTCTCCACCTTCTTCTACATCGTTTAAGAACAAAGACCATGCAAGTACTCTATTAGGTACATTGGAGTCTAATTCACAATGCCATATATGATAACCTTGGGATGGTAATGTTCTTTGCATTTTACCCTCTATTGCAATTGGTCTTCCGAAACCACCATACTTTGCATTGTAATGATTTAGGATATCACCATTTAAGTATTGTAAGAATTGAGTAAAATCATTATTAAGTTTTTTAAAATCTGGATTTAAACGAATTGTATTTAATCCTAATTGTTCATCTGATTTTGAAAATGGGTCTGCATTCTCTGTCTCTTGTCTATTCCTTATTGAATCTGGTACAACCTTTTCTGCAAAGTTCCAATACTCAAAGAATTCATCGATGTGTCCATCTTTAAAAAATCCTTTGTAATGTCCTATAAAATCATCAAATATTACTTGAGGTTCTTCCATAAAATCTCCTACTTACTGTTCACTATTCTACTAAAGTTTTTAACCTTTTCAAATGTCATGGTATGTCTAAACTTCTCAGTAAGTACATCACCTTTATGTGATATTATAAATGTATTTGTATCACCATCTAGAGTATGTAGTATCTTTAAAAACTCCTCTGTTCCACCTTCATCTAAAGAACTATCAAATACTTCATCTAATACTAATAGATTGGTATTTACAGAGTTTTTTAGTTTTGCAACTGCTCTCCATGTAAATAATAGTGCAAGGTCAATTCTCATTTTCTCACCTTCACTAAAGTTTGAGTATGAGAATGCATCACGATATCTAGATTTGATTGTTTCGTTAAACCCTTCATCAAGTTCAAATTGAACAAAGAAGTCCATCGATGCAAGATACTTATTAATCAACTTATTCATAATAGGTAAATACTGTCTTATGATTTTAGTTTTGATACCAGTATCTTGTAAAAGATATTGTGCAATATCAAAGTAAGACCTCTTATCAATCAACTCTTCTTTCTGAGTATTATGATGTTTCAAAGTCTTTTGTTCTTTGTTCAATTTTGCAGAATCGTCTGTAACATTTTCAGTTCGTAACTTTTCTATCTCTGCATTTATTTTTGAGATGTATTGATTAGACGCAGAAATTTCATTCTGTTTTTGTGCAACTTGTCTGTTGAGAGTGTCGACCTTGCTTTGAATTTTTTCGATTTCTTCGATTCGTTTATTGATAGATACGATATTGTTTGCAATCTCATCAATTCCCTTTTCGATTTCTGATACCTTTTCTGATGTTGTTGATATCTTCTCTTGTTTAAATTCGTCTTCCATATCTCTGTGACAGGTGGGACATTCGTCATTATCCTCATAGAATTTTATCTCCTTTGTACCTCTATCTCTTGCAAGGTCTAATTGTTTTTGCAATTCAAGAGTCTTGGTTAGTTTTTGTTTTACTGATTCACTATCCGAAGATTCATTCTGTAGGGACTCAACTTCTTCTAACAGTACATTACATTCTTCTTGTACATTGTTAATGTTCGTTTGAGCTTGTACAACACTTTCATTGAAGTCATCAATCTTTTGTCTACGATTATCACCAAGAGACTTGATGTGTTTTTTGTAGGTTTCGATTCTGTCTTCTGAAAGTCGGATTTCATAATCCAAATCGTGGAGTTCACTTTTCAATGCAGTCATTCTTGTCTTTAATAAATTATTCATAATAGTAAAGATATTGATATCAAGAATATCCTCGATAATACCTCTTCTATCAGTTTGATTCATTTGCATGAATGGTGTGAAAGTTGAACTACCTAAAATAACTACTTGAGTGAATGTCTTGTAATTAAGTTTTAGGATTTGTTTCTCAAGTTGTTCTTGGTAATCTCTCATGTTTGCATCTTGATTGATAATTCTATCGTTCAAGAATATTTCAAACACATTTGGTTTTGCACCACGAACAACTCGATATTGTTTTGACCCAATTGCAAACTCAACCTCGACAACCATCCCTCTTTGGTTGACTGAGTTGATGAGAGAGTTTTTGGATATCTTACGAAATCCTTTTCCGAACAATCCAAAACATAGTGCATCTAACATTGTAGATTTACCACTACCATTTTCTCCTAAGATTAAGGTTGCTTTTCGATTGTCTAAAAAGACTTCTGTAAATTGGTTACCAGTGGAAAGTAAGTTTTTCCATCGTACTGCTTTAAATTTTATCATGAAGCTACATCTAATGCCTCTGTATATAGAGACCTAACTAAATTTTCTAGTTTTGATTTATCACCAGAGATTTCCATCCCTTCGATATGTTTGGTTAATATAGTAAGTGTGTCCTCTGCATCTGAAGCCATTTCTTCGTCTGACATATCACCCAGATTACCATGGTCTTCTACAACCTTGAAATCTATGACTTCTGCTTTGTTGAGTCTTTCAATGAACAAGTCAAACCAATATGGATTTTCTTTGTTGACCACAATGACTTTAACATACATGTCTTTTAAATGGTCAAAGTTCATTGCAAGTATTTCTTCTTGAGTTAGTTTAGTATCATCATAGAATACTTTCTCAAACATACGAATAGGGTTTTTGATTTTAGTCATTTCCCTAGTATCAGTATCAAAGATATGAAATCCTTTAGGGTCACCATAATCTGACCAAGTGAATTCCATTTGTGAACCAAGGTATGTTATATTCTGCATTGTAGAACCAGTATGAAAGTGACCACTGTATACATGTTCAAATCTTTTGAAGGTATCAAACCCAAGACCATGAGACGAATAATAGCCAGGCATCATCATTGCACCTTCTATTTCCAAATGTCCCATTCCAACCTGTGCTGTTGTTAGTTCTAAATGTTCCAAACTATCTTCTAGGTTTCCTTTATGAATCCAAGGTATTAAGGTTATCTGACAACCATCATAATCCTTGGTAATAACATCTTTGTAGATATTTATATTATCGTACTTTAGAAGTGCATCACATGAGTTCACTTCACTTGTATTCTTATAATATAAATCATGATTACCGACAGTCAAGTCCATAGTAATACCATGTTCTATCAAATGGTCGATAAAGTGTTCTTTGTTTCTTTGTAGTGATAGAAAGTTAATACCAGTCCTTTTATCAAAGTAATCACCCAAGTGGACAATATGTTTGATATCATTCTCTAATAAGTAAGGAAAGAATACTTCCTCGTAAAATTTTCTCATGTATTCATGAAAATGAATACTATCGTTTCTGACACCTGCGTGGGTATCATTCAATACTGCAAATTTCATATTATTTTGTCATAAAGTCGATGACCCAGAAGTTGAACAACATAAAACCCATTGCACCAAATTGTACTAGACTTGCAATGACTACAAACATCAAAGCTCTGTCACTCCACCATTTACCTTCGGTTTCATGCCATTCTTTTACTTGTTCTGGTGTTGCATTTTCTGGCACCCATCGGATACCTTGTTGTTGTGCAGTTTTCTGGTCTGTGGTTGTAAAATCAAACTCCATTTGGTCATTCATTTTTTGGGAGAGTTAAAATATTTTTCTACACCTACAGGTCGATTATCTTTTTCTTTTTTCTTACCTCTAGGTTTGTAGTTAGGTTCTTCTAAGTTATTTTGCAAGAACTCAACATAAGAATTTGTTGCATGAGCTTCCCCATCCATACTATCTACTGCATCAGTAAGGATACCACTATTCATGATTGCCTTATGTTTGATTGCAGCTTGTTTTTTCTCTTTCTGAATTCTTCTCAAGAATGCATAGTATATAATTTGGGTTATATAGGCAAATGCATTTTGAGACTTATCTGGATTAAAGTTATTTATATATTGTAAACAATTCTCGATACCATCACAAATCATTTCATCCCTATAGGAATAGTTGATGAAGTTTGGTTTGGTTGATAGTCTCGTTGCAATTTTGTAAATACACTCACCTATGTATTCTGATACTCTAGGTGGTTCTTTACCATCTGCAATAGCTTGTTTAACTGCACGATTGTGTTCTGATATTGCAGCTGTGAACTCTTTGTTGTTTACATAATGTTCTGGTTTTGCTTTACTCATATATCTATTATCTCATCATATTGTTATTTGTCAAGAAGATATTTCTATATCTGCTGTTGTTTCGATAACAACTCTTGCACCACATGGTAATATGGGTTTTTCATTACCACCATATCGTATTGTACTTTCTCCTAAAATCTTTACTTCATGACAATATGTATTAGTTTTTCCTTCTTTTATAGTAATCACTGGTTCATTCGTACCATGTTTCTTATTAGAACGAATCTTATGTTGATTTACATGAATGTACTTTTTTTTAGGTTTTTTCATATTTTTTACTTGACAGAATTAAAATCACATGTTACCCTAGATATGTATCGTGGGAAACAAGAGAATATACTATTAATGGACAATCTTTTTCTTACCCATTTGTTTCTCGAACTCAAGTAAATCAAGTTCTTCTTCCAGTGCAAGTTCTTCCTCTGGAATCATTCTCTGGTCTTTCACCATTTCAGCAAATCTCTGAAATGCATCTGTACCCTTATCTAGTTCTTGTTTAGGTGACATTACATCTAATCCTATATCATCCCTAAGATGTATCCAATCCTTACATGCTTTATCGTAGAATTGTATGAACTTGTCATCGATGGATGTTGTGTATACTACCTCAGAAGCTGCAATAACTACCTTATTATCTCTAGTAAAAGGAACTAAAGGAGATAGTTTTATTACTGACCCTTTACCTGTTATTGATGGAGTAAGACCAACATTACAAGGAAGGGTCATTTCTACTGTACCAGTATCTTCCTTAATTCGTGTCATTGCAATGATGTCTTCACCATTTCGTAGTTTTATATATCTGTATTGACTCATAGTTTTACTGCAAGAACTATTAATATTGCTACCAATAGAATGTTAGAAGTGAAAATTAAAATTCCTAAAATCGTATGATACCATATCCATCGTGTTTTATATGCATTATCAATTGTTACCTCAGCTGGGTCTGGATTCTTCCAAGTATCAGTAGGTTTCTGTTTCCATAAAATATCGTACCACTTCAAAACTTTACCTCATGTATTGTATATTTAAATCTTTCTTTACTATATGTATTTATTCGTTCTTTAAAGTGTCTCAAAGTATAATTCTCTCTTTTCTTATAACTTAAATCATCTGCAATATCAAAAAGAGTTGCATTTACTTTATCTTTACTTGTTCTTAACACCCTACCAATTGATTGTAATACACGAATCTTAGATTTACTAGGACTTGCAAACACAATGTTGTGTAGGTTCTTAATATTTATACCTGTTGAGAAAGTCCCATAGGATGCAATGATTACACATCCTTCTTCCTTTTCCATCAACTCTCTGACCTTTTCTCTATTGATTGTATCTGTTCCACCATAGATAAAGAATGATTTAATACCAGCTTTTTGGAAT